TCCATAACGCAGGTGGGTATAAGTTCACCCATCTGAAAGGAAAGTTTCACGTCATGCGAAAGGTCGAACCGCGAAGTAGCAACCTTGGGCATCATAAGGTTCTTGAAAATATTATCTTTTCGTTTCATTGAAAAAATATTTAAAATGTGAAATTAAAAACCCTTCAATATTACATCAAAGGGGGTATTACGCAATCAGTCAAAATTGGCTACAACCTGATCCCACCACGCGAAACCAGATATCCCTTTGAATAAGAACGCCGGCGGCGACCTGCACGGCCGCGCCTACGGGAGTGAAAACGAGAACGCGAACGAAACCTTTTCATAGTTTAAAAATATTTAAAGTGTGAAATTATTGACCAAGCAAATCAGCAAGCATACGACCAACAATACGCGCCCACATAGGATCTTGAGGATTTATACCCTGCCGGCGCAAGTCGATATCCAGCTGTTTAAGGGTATTATCCTTCTGCATAATGGCAATATTAGACTTAATACGACGAGTGTCAGCAATAATACGCTGACGATCAGCATCAGTGTGAGCACGCTGATATTCCATATTTAAACGCTGTTCTGCCATAGTTTTAACACGAGCCTGGGCTTCGGAAACCGAAGCAGAGGTACGAGCGGCATCAAGCGCATAACGCGGTATCTGTAAATCATTCTGAATACGCAGCTGGCGAAGCTGTTCACGCTTCATATCAGCCGAAGTAGAACGAAGATCCTTTGCAAATTGCAATTCAAACGAATTGCGGGCAACACGGGTCTGACTTTCGGTCATTCCCTGCAACTTCTCAAGAGCAGTATTGCGTATAACATCATTCTGAGCCTTGAGGTTATCAACCTGCGCCTGCTTGATGTCCAGATCGTAAATAGCGTTCATGGCATGAAGCCCAACAGCGCTAACAGCGTTACCCCATTCGGGGGTACGGAACTGCGCGGGCTGCACATCCGGAGTAGTAATAGAACCGGCATTACCGGCGTTGCCTTGCCCATAAATAAGATTCGGGTTAAGGCCAGCAGCCTGGAAACGCTTCATCTGCTCCTGAGGCGAATTGTACGAATTCTGCATATTCCAAAACTCAATGGCATCTGCGCGCTGCTTTGAGTACTGCTGCTCAGACCACTGCCTTGAAAGTCTATTCTGACGGGCGGTAGAACTGGCGTTAATCAACGAACCAGCTACATCACCTATCAAACCAAATGGAAACGGCATAATAAATGTATTAGAGATGAACTAAATGTGTGTAGAGAGCGTCCTTGCTCGCTTGCAGCCATAAATTTATGCTCGCTCGCTCAGACTTCCAAATTAACTTTAGTGTCAACGGGCCATAATACATCAAGTAAGTATGGCCCACGATACTAATTAAGAGGGAGACTGCTCCCTTTGGTCGCGACCCTGCAAATAAATCCGTAATTTTTTGCTGAAAAAGCAAAAAATAACCGATTTTTTGCAGGAATGTTAAAATATACTAATGAACGTCAAACTTTCTCCGAATGAACGTCCTCTGAGGGCGGAGCTAGCGCAACAGCCTTCTTCTGCTGCTCTTTTCGTAAACGGGATTTTTCCTGCAATTCATGACGCGAGACGTCAATAGTGTAGTTCAAATCTCGCGCCAAGTCCATGCGGTCCTGTTCGGTGAGGTATTCAAAACCGTCGGGTATATCGGTATCCTCACCGGTATAAACTCCATTAAAAACTTCTGCCTGTCCGGTACGCACATAGCGTTCGATCAATTCCTTTAATGAAAGTGTCATATCCGGTACAGTAAGCGAAGGCTTCTCAGACGGGGGTTCGGCAATAGGGTTGCCATAACGGGCAAATGACTCCCAATTAACTACTTGTTTCATACGTCTCTTGATTTTTGACGTGAATAAAATGACGCATAGCGACCGTACTTTTTTGATTCGAGCCACTGCTCAAACGTATAATCAGACGAATCACCATACAAACGTTTAAACTCCCTCAGGAGTAACTCCTGTTGCCTTTCGGCTACCTGTTCAACAATATCAACCTGTTTTCGCTTTTCATCATCGCTGTAAATCTTCTCGCGGTAATAACGAGGCAGGGCTATCTTATACCCTCCGGGACGAGTAACATAGAGCCGGGACAAATCGGCCTTATGGTAATCGACTACAGCATCAGACAAATAAGACTTACCAAGTCCTTTAGACATAAGTGGAAACTCAGGTACACGATCATCACGATCATGCTTTTTCTTAAAATTAGCCTTATCAATGTACTTCATCGTATAAGCGATACTATCGCCAGTAACCTGACCAACATGAACAGCGCCAAGCGAATTACCGTCAAGCTTCCAAGCTTCAGCAAAGTGATTAATGTCCTTGACATTAAACACAATAGCATGATAGTGCGGACGGCCATTTTTAGTACCGTATTCGCCAACAGCATAGTATTTGAGCTTAGCGCCTCCGCACAACTTGCGGAGGCGCTTCATATAAAGTTGAAAATCACGCTGGCAAAGCGTCATAAAGCCATTATCAGATATCGGAACAAACCGGGTATCATAAGTAAGGGTGATAAAGTGAGCGCCATCAGATACATTTTCTTCTTCAAGCAGCCTGAATACCCATGAATTAACCCGGCGCATCTTACACGGGGGACAACGTCCACAAGGAACCGGAACCTTCTCAAGGCCAGCCTTGGGAAGAACATAATATGGTGAATCACAGATCATTTCGTTTTAGCTAATACACGAACAATCTGATCACGATCATAAACGTGAACTTCAAAGTCAATACCAACAACGACAACTTTATCAGGTATCAACGTACCGTCAAAAATCTTCATAGGGCAAATAGCCAATTTGCCATCGCCAGCAACATCAAAAATACGATACGGACGAATGTCAACAATCGGAACGGTAATAAACCTAAATAGTGGGGATGCCATAGCGAGGAAGTTTGCGGACCGCAGTCACATTGTTAAAAATATGTGCATACACATGATCGCTGCCGGGATCTGTAACAGCGAAAATACGATCAGAGGGAACACACGATATAAAGTCCTCATTGAGCAACGGAGGGGCCGAATTGAATATACGCCCTAAATGCCAAAAAGACAAATTAGAGCGCATTTCACCTGCTACGCGAGAGTTCATAAACTTATACTCGCTATAACGAGGTATATAGCCAAAAACAGAGTCGGGGTCCTCAGAAGTAATCTGAGATGCATAAAGCTCTTTCAAACGAACCTCCTGCTCTCCAATGTTAGCAAAAGAAGGCCATGCATAATCAAGCCGATCAAAGCGAGTAAATGAACGATGTAAACCATCCTGATAAGCCGTAACAGGCTGAACATTGATAATACCAATAATAAAGCCATGCTCCTCACAATGATAAGTAAACTGACCGGAGCCTCCGGCAGATATACCATGACCAGCCATTTGACCAACAGCTACGTTGTCATCCGAGTTCTGTGCGGTAGCAAGTACTTCACTAATAACCATGTTCTGTTTTGAACCTCCAATATATTCGGGGCGCTGCAAACGGGCATCCGACGATTTAACGCCAAAGTGCGCAAGTATCGATTCAACATAACGAGTACCACCACGGGCATTCTTTTCCAACCACTCCTGGAGCCGAAGCGCACGACGAAGCGTGTTAATAGTAACGGCGTCCTCCTGAATATCAACCTCAAGTGTTCCATTGGGGTCGATCTGAACCGAAGTAGCGCCAGCAACTCCAGCACCGAGACGCGATGAACCGTCAGTACGAATGTCCTGTGAGTTAATATCACCATGGCCTGAACCAGCATCACGAACATGAATAGTATTAGTATTATTAGCAACCTCAACAGGTATAGTACCCTGATCAACCAAAGGCAACTGAACAGCATCGCCTTTTTGAGCAAACGGCAAACACGAAGTAAAGTAATCGTGCATCCACGCACGACGATGCGGGCCATTCATGAAAACAGGAATATAATTGGCGTTGTTATTGCCGTCAACAAGCGGCGAAAACTCCTTGTCCTGCAAATTCTGATCACGGTAATATTCATCCCAGATAAGCATATAAGCCGCATGCGCCATAGGGCTGCACTTAATAGGCACCGGCTGCGTATAATCACCGGTAGGTACACCCAAATAATCAGACAAGGAACCAATCTGCGGAGCACAATCTACGCCATCAGACAATTCAACATACGGAGCCTGAACGTCACTATTACCAGTAATCCAATCCTGCCAAGAGGGCCACAAAAGCCGGGTTGGAACAAAGTAATAATGCGTAGTAACTTCTACCCGGTGCATGACAGGAGCAATAAGCGGAGCAAAGCGAAGCATGTTTTGCACATTAATCGTAACCTTATCGCCGGGCACACAATCCATAACGCAGGTGGGTATAA